ACTGGGTAATAAAAACTTCCAGAACCCTAATAAAAAATACAACGTAAATAATCTCATAAACAGCACGATAGCTACGGTTAAAGAAGGTCCAGCGAGAGAAAACCTTAAACGACAGCTAGATGACTTCATACCGCAAGAACTCAAAGAAGGCAAAGCCACTATACAAGAAGTGCTAGATGCTATAGCTCAAAGTAAACCGACAATCGTGCGTAATATAGATTCTCGTATGATGGGTGATAGAAGAACTCCCCCCACACATTTAAAAAATATGCCGTACATACCGACGGACACACCAGCTAGAACATATGACGAAGCTCTAGAAACACTTATGCCTCTTAAATATTCAGAGGAGAGTTATTCGATACACAGCCCAATTTACGGTGATATGTTCAATGCACCAGGACACCCGGAAGTAAGCAACGCGGATGTAAGTAAAAGTGCTTACGACGGCATGCCCAACTTTACCACATCTAGTGGTTTTGATTCACGTAACAATGTAAACAGAATATACACTTCGCGCTCTGGTCTTTATGACATAGGTGGTGAAAAAGTATACATCCCCGCAGAAGGACAGTCCGGCATCTACGGTTTTGATAGCCCACAAAAAATAAAAACTGAACCTATCGTTAGGATCAGTGGACCGTATACCGAACTATCAGACGTTAATCGAAAATTTAATGATCTGCTCGATGATGTAGACAGTCAGTTTGATAACAGCCGAATGGCTTTGTTTAATGATCAGTTATTAGAAGACTCGTTCGTTCTCAGTTCTGACAGCATCATTCCAGAAATAACCCCTTTCTTAAAAGAGGGTAAGACCGCTTTAGGTTTCCAGCTTACCGCAAGAGAAGGTAAGCAGATGCTCCGTAAATCACGTAACGATATATTAGCTAATTACAATACAGACTTACCACGTTTCCAACAGAAAGAACTACAGCTTAGAGCACAGTTGTCTGGGGGAGAAGAAATCATAAACGAAATCGCTAAAGAGGTGGATGACGGTGTCTCGATAAACAACATACTTAGTATATATGGAGATCAACTAGAGTATGCGGTTCCTGGTATTAGTGACGACTTAGCGACAACACTGTACCCCACGCTGGAGGATTTTATAAGAGCTCCCAAACATGTTCAAAGAGACACGCTAGAAACAATAATTGAAAAAAACTTTGCTGACCATCTTGAAATGAAGTCAGACATAGCCGACAAGTCTGTAGATGTCTCAAGAGAATACACAAGTAAACTTAAACAACAACTAGAATACATACGGCCTGAGAATATTGATGATCTCAAAGCTCCACCACTCGCGAGTGATTGGTTCTCTTTACATATGAAGACTTCTCTCAACCGTGCGGTACAAGAAGGTGCAGACAAAGTTCACTTCCCAGTAAATGACTTCGCTTTAGAAAAACAACGCGCGATGGATATTACCTTTGCTCCTCCTAGAGCTCAGATGTTCACAACGACTCAGGATGAAACTAATCAAGTCTTAACTAGACTCGGTATGCGTGAACCTACTTTTGAAACTGGTCCAGGCACTAAAAACATGGCTGACACGTACCGCAGACAAACTAACAAAGGACTCAAGCAGATAGAAGCTGAGTACGGAATCAAAGTACCTACAACAAAATACGTCGACGAAAATAAAAATGAGTTTATAGAAATACAACTCACCCCAGAACTTAAAAAAGCATTTAGTAAAATAGTGTACAGTCGTGGAGGACCAGTCGGCCCGATGATGCCGCTGAAGTATGTAGAGAACCGTAGAGACACGTCGCCAGACTTTAGGAAAGAAATACAAGAAGCACGTATGGACGCAAGGCGAGAGATGCGTGAAAAAGACATCGGTGGACCGTATGATGTCGTAGGCTTGTTTGATGATGTGACAAAGGACAAGTTCCGTAACCCACTCACAATGATGGCGGCAGACTTAATAGATAACCTAGAACGTGCTCAAGAGTTAAACAGATACGCTAAAAGAACAGATCCTCAAATGAACATAGGCCAGCAGGATAGAATCAACATGGCTAAAACAGGCGATCTATCTTTTGATTTAGGTGGTAAATTACTACCCGAGTACGCGAGAACTACCACAGCAGGTGAACAGCCTTTTGATTTATTTCTAAATATTAATCAATCACGTGCTATACCAGGACGACCGTTTGACGACAGCGGAACGGAGTATGAACTACAGGCTCGCATGCTTACCGACCCAGAACGTGAAGCTGCTTTCTTTGATAAAGTAGGCGGTGCACTTAAATACACAGGCATACCATTTTTAGAAGATAGACTACGTGGAGGGCTAGAAGCACTCTACGCCAAGCTCGACCCAGAATCTTACGAGGCTAACCGTAGGGGTGAGCGTATACGATCGTACTTAGATGAGTAAACTAAATGAGAAGAAATAATCCACGTGTGCCACGTAAAAAAGGCCAGCCAGCTAAAAGTAAAAAGCATAGTGATCTCTACACAGATGAAGATCCTAAAGGCACGATACATGGATTAAAGTTCGCTACGGTCAAAGACGCACAAGCCAGCGTAGCTAAAATCAAAAAAGCTAGACGTACACCAGCCCATAAAATACAAGCAGCCATAGCCATGGAGCAAAGAGCTAAAGCAGCAGGTAAAGCAAGCGCAGCACAAGTTTACCGTCGATTTATAAACGCGAATAAAAAATCTTGAGTAACCTAGACCAGTTACCAGAAGACATTCTCAAAGAACACCTAGAACTAGCCGAAAGGTTAAAAGATCTAGAAGAGATAGAGAACGCACAAACTAATTTTTTACACTTTGTTAAATCTCAGTGGCCATCGTTCATACAGGGTGCTCACCATAAAAAGATGGCTGAAGCGTTTGACCGTATAGCCAGCGGTAAAATAAAAAGGCTCATCATCAATATGCCGCCGAGGCATACTAAGTCAGAGTTTGCTAGCCATTTATTTCCTGCTTACTTAGTGGGTCGTAATCCGTCTCTCAAGATATTACAAGCAACACACACCGCAGACTTAGCGGTGAAGTTCGGTCGTAAGATTCGTGACTTGATGCTTACAGAAGATTATCAAAGGATCTTTGATTCAGTAGCCATCAACCCAGACTCAAAAGCAGCAGGTAAGTGGGAAACACAAGATACTCAAAACGCTAAACTCAAAGGTGAATATTACGCAGCTGGTGTGGGCGGTGCGTTAGCTGGCCGTGGTGCGGATCTATTTATTATTGACGACCCTCACTCAGAACAAGACGCGCTCAACCCTAAGTCTATGGAAGATACTTACGAGTGGTACACTTCTGGTCCACGACAGCGTTTACAGCCAGGAGGTTCTATCGTTATCGTTATGACACGGTGGAACGTAAACGATCTAACGGGTCGGCTACTCAAAGACGCTGCCCGAGACCCGAAAGCAGATCAATGGGAGTTAATAGAACTACCCGCCATACTGCCTAGCGGTAAACCGTTGTGGCCACAATATTGGTCACTTGATGAATTAGAAGGTGTCAAAGCATCTTTGCGCGGTGGACCTAAATGGCACGCTCAATATATGCAGAACCCTACATCAGAAGAAGGGGCACTTATAAAAAGAGAGTGGTGGATGGAGTGGCCGAGCGAGAGACCACCTGAGTGTGACTACGTTATACAGAGTTACGATACCGCTTTTTTAAAATCAGAGATGGCAGACTACTCCGCTATAACTACATGGGGTGTGTTCTACCCTGACGGTAGGCTAGGTGGTGATGAGATATATAACGGAGACGCTCCTCATATAATTCTACTAGATGTAGTAAAAGGTAAATACAACTTCCCTGAGTTGAAGGCTCAGGCGTTTAAGCAATATGAACACTGGGAACCTGACGTCGTTATCATAGAAGGTAAAGCGTCCGGTATGCCGCTTACTCAAGAACTACGCAACGTAGGTATACCTGTTCAAAACTTCACGCCTTCTAAAGGTAGTGACAAAGTAGCAAGAGTCAACAGCTGTGCTCCGCTGTTTGAGTCAGGCATGGTCTGGTATCCGGACACTAACTGGGCACACGACGTAATAGAAGAGTGCGCAGCTTTTCCGGCAGGGGACCACGACGACTTAGTAGACTCAACTACTCAAGCTCTCATGCGATTTAGGCAAGGTGGGTTTATTAAACTGCCTAGTGACTACGAAGAAGAAGTTTTTTACCGTAAGAAAATAAGTTACTATTGAGAAATAGGAAAAATCTATGGCTATAGAAGTACAAAGATATCCCGATAAGGGTGAACCCCTCGTAGTTGAAGCAACAGAAGAGACGTTAATCGTTGAGTTGCCCGACGAAGACGATGAGGATATTGAGTTTCAAGTAGGGGAAGACGGTAACGTAGTACCGATGCCCGACATCGAGGAAGTACAAGACCTCGAACATAACATGAACTTAACAGAAGTCATGGATGAATCTGGTCTGCGTGAAGTTTCAGCTGAGCTGATGGCTGCGTTTCAGGAAGATAAAGAATCTAGAGAGGAGTGGCTACAAACTTTTGCCGATGGTTTAGACTTACTCGGCATAAAAATGGAAGAACGTGACACACCTTTCCCTGGAGCGAGTGGTGTAACGCACCCTCTCCTCAGTGAAGCAGCCACGCAGTTCCAAGCACAGGCATATAAAGAGCTTTTACCTGCTAATGGACCAGTGTCCACTCGCATAATAGGTGTAGAAACACCACAAGTCCTTGCTCAATCACAGAGAGTCAAGGAATTTATGAACTATCAGATCACTGAAGTCATGCAAGAGTACGATCCAGACATGGATAGTCTACTTTTTTACCTGCCTTTAGCTGGTTCTGCCTTCAAAAAAGTATATTTTGACGCATTACTAGGTCGTGCGACGTCTGCTTTTGTAAAAGCGGAGGACTTAGTCGTAAGTTACGACACAACTAACCTAGAAACTTCGCCTAGAATCTCTCATGTCATCACTATGACAGGTAATGACATCAGAAAAATGCAGTTAAACGGTGGTTATCGTGACATAGATGTCGGTAATCCTGGGGCTGGTGAGTATGATGAGGCGAAAGATAAGATAGATGAGCTACAAGGGCTCAGTAAACCGACTAGTGACTACAACGATTACACCGTTATTGAGTTTCATGTTGATTTAGAGCTTGAAGGCATTGATGATTATGACTTCGCAGTGCCGTATATCGTCACTGTGCTAGAAGATAGCGGTGAAATACTGTCAATACGTCGTAACTGGCAGAAAGAAGACGATTTATTCCGCAAAAAAGAGTATTTTGTACACTATAAGTTCTTGCCAGGGCTTGGTTTCTATGGTTTCGGCTTAATTCACATGATTGGTGGGCTAACTAAGTCCGCAACATCAATTTTACGTCAACTTATTGACGCTGGAACGCTTGCTAACCTTCCTGCTGGCTTTAAAGCACGTGGTATGAGGGTACAAGGCGAAGATGAGCCCTTACGACCCGGAGAATTTAGGGATGTTGACGTTCCAGGCGGTGCGATACGTGATGCGCTCCTACCTTTACCCTATAAAGAGCCGAGTAGCGTCCTGAGTCAGCTGTTAGGGTTGTTAATTGACAGTGGTAGAAGGTTCGCCAGCATAGCAGACATGCAGGTTGGTGATATTGGTAGTCAACAGCTGCCTGTAGGCACCACCGTAGCCATGTTAGAGCGTGGTACTAAAGTAATGTCGGCTATACATAAGCGTCTACACTTTGCACAAAAGAAAGAGTTCCGCTTATTAGCTAAAGTTTTTTCTAGATCTTTACCGCCCATGTATCCGTATGCTGTAGCAGGAGCGGATAGTACGATCAAGCAGCAAGACTTTGATGACCGTATAGATATTATTCCTGTAAGTGACCCGAATATATTTAGCATGGCTCAAAGGGTCATGCTCGCTCAACAAGAATTACAGATGGCTCAGTCCGCGCCACAAATACATAATCTAAGAGAGGCGTATAAAAGAATGTACGAAGCTCTAGAAATAAAAAACATAGAGCTAATATTACCCGAGCAAGCAACTGTTCCTCCTCGAGATCCTATCTCGGAACAGCAGTCAGCTATCTTAGGACAGCCTATAAAAGCGTACGAGTTCCAGAACCAAGATGCATACATCGCGGCCCATGCTGCATTTTTACAAAACCCGATGATGCAGCAGAACCCGATCGCTATACAAGCAATATCTGCAAACATACAAGAACGTACAGCCATGGTTTACAAACAGCAGGTAGAACAAGCTCTCGGCCAGCCATTACCGGCCATGGACCAGATGCAAAATATGCCGCCTGAGCAACAACAAGCTGTCATGAATGAGATAGCACTTGCCGCAGCTAACGCTGCCCAGCAAGTAACAGGCCAACAGCAAGCTCTCATCAAAGCTCAACAGAATGCTCAAGTAGATCCTATCGTACAACTCAAACAGCAAGAGCTGGCTCAAAGAGCACAATCAGACGCTTTACGAGCTCAAGTAGATCAGGCTAAAATAGAATCTAATGAAGCAATCGCAGAGATGAAGGTTGCTCAAGATAGGGAGGAAGCGTTGCTTAAAGCCCAAGATTCAAATAATAGAACCTATAGGGATATACTAAGAGACGTAAGAACTTCCGACTCAACTACAAAAGGTATATAAATGAAAGATACCACCAAGTATAAATCAGTTTCTTTTCCTGCCCCTAAAAAGATAGACCTATCTAAACCTGTTAAAGGTCCAGTTGTTTTAACTAAAACCAATAGTGATATCTTTGGTCAGGGTCAGGCTACTGTTCAAGGTAAGGGTAAAGCAACCCGAGGCACTAAGTACAACAAAAGTCCAAGCGGAGTAAGATAATGGCGGGGATGAAAAAATCTAAGATGATGGCTAACGGCGGCATGGCTAAAAAGAAGTCTAAGATGATGAATAAGGGCGGTGCAGCTAAAAAGAAGTCTAAAATGATGAATAGAGGCGGTGCAGCTAAAAAGAGTAAAAACGCAGCTAACGGCGGTAAAAAGAAAATGATGTTTGGTGGTGCAGCTGGCATGGCTGGACCTAAGAGACTTAAGAAGAGTCCAGCACAAAAAAGAAAAGCAGCTACACCCAAGAAAGTTACGCCTCCTAAAAATATTGGTGGAACGGGCCAGCTAGCAGGAAAACCAAGAACGCTAGGAAGAGGTCCGCAAACAGGCGGTAAGCAGATGCCCCCGATTGTTAAGAGAAAATCTCCTGTTAAGAGAAAGGCTAAAGCTACAAGAACGGCTCGTGGTAGAGGTTCTGCCAGAAGAGGTCGTGGCGGTATATAATACGAGATGACTAAAAAGCGTCCTGGGCTTTGGGCCAACATCCACGCTAAACGAAAGCGTGGAGAAAAGATGCGTAAAAAGGGAGAGAAAGGTGCTCCTACTGAAGCTCAGATGAAGTCGGCAAGAGGTATGAATAAAGGTGGTCAAGCTCTTAAAAAAGTACCTGAAGGTAATAAAGGACTTCCTAAACTCCCTAAAGCCGTAAGAAATAAAATGGGCTACATGAATACTGGTGGTATAGTTAAAAAAGCTAAACACCGAGGATGTGGCAAAGTAAACCCGAGTAGAAGAAAAGTAACAAAGTATTCTTAAGTGTCATATCTAATCAGTAACATTCCTCACTTTAAATGCTGGGTGAGAAAGGAATTTACTGCCAATCATCAAGATTATCACGAAGAGTATCTTCACGCCTTAGCCATAGCTGTCAACACCATACCCGACAGGTCGTTAAGTTTTCAAGTTGTATTTACAGGCTGTACTGAAGAAGAAAATATACACGGCGGTGCTATGTGGGCACGCATGCCTATACAAGGTTTAATAGCAGACATACCCCTAGAAGAATGGGGAGAACCCATGGAAGACCATTTAGCCCAACCGTGGGACTGTGAATCTAGGCATCATTCAGTTATAATTCTAGACAGAGTAAGTTCCTCGCCTTGGTTAGCTAAAATAGATGGCGACTTTTACACAGCTAAGTATATGTTTACTGTAGACTACACAGACCACTCTATAGCTGACGACCCTGCTCAACATAAACAGTCTCATGTGATGTACATAACAGAGGATTGTAAATGGAAAGGTAACATAGTAGCATTACCTAACAACAGGGTTAGAGCAACAAGTCCAGCTCTGTGGGTTACTGGTGAAGGAGCACCTGACTTTGCGCCATCCCAGCATCTACACTCTGCAGAGGGACATGAAAGTTATCTCGATCCTGCTATAACTTTTAATAATTTGTACGAAGATTAAATGCGTCGTAAATTTCCAGAAGTTAATAAAACTAAAAAAGGCGTTCCTAGAGCATACCTCGCCGGAGCTAAGAACCCCAGCGCGAGAGAAAGAGAGATACTACGAACAAGAAAAAAGTATCTTTCCGGTAAAATGACTAAGGCTGATTACGAAGCTGTAGAAAAGTCACGAGCTAAGGACGCTAAGAAAAAGCCGAAAAAGAGGAAGAAGTAATGGGAACTCCAGCATGCGTCAAGAAGTACGCTAAAAGCAGCGGTAAATCAGAAAGCACTCTTAATAAAGTGTATAAGCGTGGTCAAGGTGCATTTTTTAGTTCGGGTTCTAGACCTGGACAAAGTTCACACAGTTGGGGCTGTGGTAGGGTAAGAAGTTTTGCTACAGGTAAAGGTGGAGCAAGAAAAGCTGACTCTGATTTAATAAGAGGTAAAAAGAAAAAGAAAAACATGCGGTTGGGTGGAGCTGTTTCTAGAGGTAACGGCATCGTCATGAAGAATCGTTTGAAGAAAACAAGGATGATGTGATGCCTGAGTACAGAGGTAAAAAAGTCACACTCAATAAACCTAGAAGAATATCAAAAGGCTCTCCTGGGTACGGTAAAAAAACTCGTGAAGTCTTTGTTAAAGACCCTAAAACCGGGAATATAAAACGAGTTACGTTTGGTGATCCTAATCTAGGAGCACACCCTGGGAATAAAAAACGTAAAAAAGCATACTGTGCTCGTAGTAGCGGCATGGGCAGCGATCGTACAAAGGCTAACTACTGGTCTCGTAGACAGTGGAAGTGCTGAGTGGATCCACTTTATATACTAGATAAGTTTTTAAGAGAAGTCCGTGCACGTCAAGACGACTTGACAGAGGTGCTTAAAACTGGTGGCGTTCAGAACTGGGAACAATACCAGCGTGTGTTAGGAGAACTTTCAGGTCTAAGTTCTGCTGAATCTATAATAATAGACCTGCAAAATAAAAGGGAGCAAGAAGATGTCAGTTGAAAAAATACCCAGCCACGTAGAGATGGAAAGACCAGCGGAATCAAAAGAAAGGTTCACGCCTGAGAACGTGATGAGTGAGGTAGAAAAACTTCCCACACCTACAGGATACAGGCTGTTAGTTTTACCCTTTAGTCAAAAAGCTGTCACAAAGGGAGGAATACATTTATCCGACTCGTACTTAGAAAAAGAAAGACTAGCTACTAATGTTGGTTTTATTATATCCTTGGGGGATGACGCCTACAAAGATGAGGTTAAGTTTCCTAATGGACCTTGGTGTGCAGAGGGAGACTGGGTTATTTTCGGTAGGTACGCAGGAGCTAGAATCAAAATTGATGGTGGCGACTTGCGCTTGTTAAACGATGATGAAGTGTTAGCGGTAATCGGTGAACCCGAAGACGTATCACAGTAATCTCGCAGTAAGGAGCAAACATGGCAGAACCCATGCAAGATGAAGAACTAGAAGAGTCCGTAGAGGTTGAGCTGGAGCAGGAAACTGAAGAAGTTCCTGTTGAGCCAGAACCCACCCCAGAACCAGAACAACCACAAGAGCAGCCCTCTCAAGAAGAAGAGATAGCTGACTATAGTGAGTCGGTTCAAAAAAGAATAAATAAGCTCACGTTTAAAATACGAGAAGCTGAAAGAAGAGAACAAGCTGCCATAGAGTACGCTCAAAATGTTCAAGCACAGTTGAACACTGCGCAGAACTCATTATCTCAAAAAGATCAAAACCTATACGATGAATATTCTGCAAGAGTTCAAAGTCAACTCTCAGCAGCAGAAGACCGCTATAGAAAAGCACATGATCTCGGAGAGGCAGACGAGATGCTAGCTGCACAAAAAGATGTAGCTACTTTAGCTGTAGAGCTTGAGAGTTTGAACAGGGTTAAACCTGAAGCTCAAGTTCAAGAACAGCCAGTAGCTCAACAACCTGTGCAACAACAACCTTTACCGCAGCAACCGCCACCACCAGCAGATACACGTGCTCAGGAGTGGGCTGCGAAAAATGAGTGGTTCGGTAAAGATTTGGCTATGACTACGAGTGCTTTTGCGTTTCATAGGCAATTAGTTGAGCATGAAGGGTTTGATCCTAGATCAGATGCTTATTATAAAGAGGTTGAAAAAAGATTGGCTGAGGCTTTCCCACATAAGTTTGAGAGCTCACCAGTAACAAACGTCCAGGAGAATGTCGCTAACTCTAGCCGAGGAGCTAGAGGTAGAACTTCTAAGGGACGCAGTATCAAGTTGAGACCCAGTGAAGTTGCGATAGCTAAGAAACTAGGTGTCCCACTTGAAGAATACGCTAAGTACGTTAAAAGATAGGAGATAAAAATGGTAGATAAAGTTACCAAATCAGATCGCACTCCACGGTCTGCTGACAGCCGAGTTAAAGCAACTCGCCCAAAACCATGGCGACCACCGTCTATGTTAGACGCTCCGGAGCCACCTCCAGGTTTTGTCCACAGATGGTTACGAGAATCTATGGTCGGTCAGGATGATAAGGCGAATATGTCAAAACGTATTCGTGAAGGGTGGGAACCTGTGAGAGCAGAAGAGTACCCTGACTTTGAAGCCCCGACAGTAGAAGATGGTAAGCACGCTGGGGTCATTGGTGTAGGTGGGCTCATCCTCGCTAGGATGCCGATTGAAACTGTTGAAGAAAGAAGAGCCTACTACCATGATATGGCTCAACAACAGATGGAAGCGGTAGACAACAATCTTATGCGAGAAAGTGATAAGAGGATGCCTCTCAATAATCCTTTTGTTGATAGAAGTTCTCGAGTCACGTTTGGCAAAGGAAGCGATTCGTAAGAATCGTTAATATTAATATTGGCTTTAAGGAATGAAGTATGGCTAATGTAAATGACCCTAATGGGTTTACACCAGCATATCATAATTCTGGCGGTACTATTCGCCCCTCTGAGTTTCCTATCCAAAGTGGTGCTACTGGCGATATCTTTTCAGGTGACGTCGTTAAGCTGACAAGCGGATATGTTCTTCAAGGGGGAGCGACTGATGCTCCGTTAGGTGTGTTTGGTGGTTGTGAATATCAGGACACTACAGGTGAAGTTATTTTCACCCGTAGGTTTGTCTCTGGAACCACAACTCTGGGCTCTGCAAATATCAAAGCGTATGTGTATACAGACCCCAACATTGTGTACGAGGCCCAGTTTACTGGAACTCCTACTCAAGCAGATGTTGGTAAAGTACACACTATCTCTACGACTGCAGGGGATACTAACAACAACCGTTCTAAAGAAGGTGTTACTACAACTACCGCAAGCGGTATAGCAAAATTAGTTGCATACGTTGGTCGACCCAACAACACAGCTAATGCGCAATACGCTAGAGGTTATTTTGTATTCCCAGCTTCTACGTTCGGTAACGATTAAGGGGATTAAAAAGTGGCTATAAATAGAGCTCAACTTGTAAAAGAACTCGAGCCAGGACTGAATGCACTTTTCGGTCTCGAGTATAATCGTTACGAGAACGAGCACGCTGAAATTTTCGATACGGAAACTTCAGACCGTGCTTTTGAAGAAGAGGTGATGTTGTCAGGTTTTGCGCAAGCTCCTACTAAAGGAGAAGGTGCAGCAGTAACTTATGACACAGCACAAGAGACCTTCACTTCTCGTTACACCCATGAAACTGTTGCTCTGGCTTTCTCACTAACGGAAGAAGCTATCGAAGATAATCTCTACGATACACTTTCTTCTCGTTACACGAGAGCACTAGCACGTTCTATGGCAAGTACGAAGCAGGTAAAAGCTGCTAACGTGTTAAATAATGGCTTCTCAACTTCCTTCCCAGGAGGTGACGGTAAGCCTCTCATGACTACTGACCACCCCACGCTTACTGCGGGTGATCAAAGGAATGAGCCTAGCACAGCTGCAGACTTGAACGAAACTTCGTTAGAGAATGCTTTGATAGATATCTCTGCGTTTCAGGACGAAAGAGGAATCAAAGTAAATGTGCAAGCTAGAAAACTGATTATTCCACCACAGCTACAATTTGTAGCAGACAGGATATTAAACTCTCCTGGTCGAGTGGCTACGTCAGATAACGACATCAATGCCATGAGAAACATGGGCATGCTGCCGGAAGGCTATGTCGTAAACCATTACCTAACGGACACGGATGCGTTCTTTATTAAGACTGACGCACCTAACGGTCTCAAGCATTTTGAGAGATCACCAATGTCCACAGGTATGGAAGGAGACTTTGAAACCGGCAACGTTCGATACAAGGCGAGAGAAAGATACTCTTTCGGCTTCAGTGATTGGCGTGCCATTTTTGGTTCTCCTGGTGCATAAAAACGATTTAACATAATCGTTAGAAAGGGATCTTAGGATCCCTTTCTTTTTGCATATCGCTACTATAGAATAATTTTCTAGGCTAACAACTTGCTTTATAGACTGACCTAGCAGACAATGCCAAGACTATAGAGCTTTCCTGAGGAGGAAAAATGGCAAACTCAACATTCAGCGGTCCAGTCCGCTCCAAAAATGGTTTTGAAACAATATCAGAAAACACAACCACTGGTGCTATCACTGTAATCAGTGGAGATAAGTGGGCTGTAGAGGCTACAGGGAGTGCTGGTATTGAAGGCACTGCAGCAGTTTACGTTACGCAAGTAAACAGACTGAAGAGCGATACAGACACTAATGTAAACATTGTTAAGTCAACTATTATGATTGACCTGACAGGCTTAAAGGATGGCGGCACTGCTGGCGATATTATCGGTAAAGATGGTTCTGGTGTTGCGTTTATCGGCCAAGTAACCACAGCTAATCAAGGCACAGTCTTCGGTGTAACGATGACTTGTTTAGAGACTCCCGCTG